GTCATGATGCTCAACTCAAATGCCATGTTATAAGGAACTGGCATGTATGCTTTTTTGATAGTCGAAGTTGAATCGACTTTTTTAGATAAGAATGTTTGAGTTTGAGAAACTTTTCTACTGGGATCATAAGTCAAACCAGTAAACTCAAATGACATCCTTGGTAAAGTAATGGATGTTGGTTTATTGAGTTGAGGTGTTTGCTCAATTCTTGCTAAGAACTTCTGTGTTGGTCCATATGCCAATGGAACCTTCATAACACTTACAATGGATCCACTGTCAAAATGTTTGATGGTAATGTCATTGAATAGCGTGCCGAACCCAATAACGGTTCTTCTCAACACCTCATTGTAAAAGTATTCAAACATTTTTACAGTCCATTGTTATAGTTATTTAGACTTCTCCGAATGGATTCCTTTGAGTAAAGTCTAAAATACCATCAGCTTCTGTCTGAATATTGTCATTATCTGCATATGCATCGATAAGATCATCTGTATTAACTATTGATAACGTTCTTATAGCACCAGAATCTTGACCTGTAATTGTTTCACCGGAAGTAAATGTTCCATTGGCAATGGATACTCTAAGTTCTCCGGTAGAAGAGATCCACTTCTTAACTCTTGCCTTAGTTCCAGTTGTTCCACCAGTAACGATTTCGTTATAAATGTAGTCTCCACTACCAACTAGTGAAGGATTACCGATTGTAAGTATCGGAGAAACAGTGTATCCATAACCAGCATTTGAAATACGAATAGCAGTTACAGTTCCATCAGAATTTATTACTGCTTTACCAATAGCAGTTACACCAGTTCCGGGAGAACTAAACGTGACAGTTGGAGTAGTTGAATATCCATTTCCACCATTAGTTAGAGTTACTATACCAACACCACCAGTTGTAGCAATACCAACCGTTGTAGCAGCACCAGCACCACCACCACCAACAAGAACCACAGATGGTGGAACTGTATATCCAGCACCTGGATTAGTTAGTAAGATTTCTTTTACAGATGATGCTGTACTAAATCCAGTTGCTGACGTTGTAATAGCAACAGCAGTTGCTTGAATACCTGGTGAAGATGATATAGCAACTTGTGGAGTAGAAGTATAACCCTGCCCCTGATTTGTTAAATTGATGAATCCTATACCACCATTTACAAAAGTCGCTGTGGCGGTTGCAGTCTGTCCAACTCCAAGAAGAGTAAGTGTCTCTGCATATCCAGCATCTGCCATGCTGTCATCAATATCTTCAATTCCAGTATCAATTACTTCATCTTCATAACGGAAGACTTCACATCTCAGTTCATATGTATAGAGATCTTGTAACTGATAGAAAGGGTCAGCATATTCTACAAACTTAATCTCATACAATCTATCATCAAGAGGAAAATAGATTAAGTCTCCGCCCTTTGGTCTGGATGCTAATTTAATATCTTTTTCGTTTTGAATTAGTGGTTGAATATATGTTTCCCATCTCTCCCTTGAAATAATTAATGTGACATCATCTTGTTGTTGCACACCAAATTTTGACATGAGGATACCAGCACCCTCATATGAATCCGATTTTACATATGCTTCAATTGGGTAAGCATCATCAAATTTAGACTGAATTACTTCTTTAATTACAGTATTTGATGTTAGATATTTTCTGGGAATATAATGAACATCAACTCCATATGTACGAAGTTGCTCATTGATCAGATCTTGTACAAGACTCTGCTCACCACGTGTTCCCTGAGTAAAATATGGATTAAGTGCCATTATCCGATGAGATCAAGAGGTGGAATTTCGTATGTAGACATCATTTGATCGTTAATATCCTTCAACTCTTGTAATGCATCGTCATAGATTTGTCTACCATTGAGTTCAATTCCACCAGGAAGTTTGACTCCTTGAAACTTAATCAAATTCATACCCCACTGCTTTTTCATGATAGCAGTTAAGTATTTTTTGATAAACCTATCATTATAAACTTTGCTAGTATCATTTGGATCAAGAGCTCTCCAACAATCAATAATGATGTAATCACCCTCTGTAAAATCATTCCAATCACAATCTAGATATAACTTTCCTTCTCTAATATTGTATCGAATTTGTTTTAGTGGATTTAATAAGAAATCGATAGTTTCCAATTTACTCTTTACCATAGAGTAAGTTAATAATTCTAATGAACTATAATTGTAAAGATCGTTCAACATCAATTGATATTTGATATTGAACATTCCAGATCCCATTGTTTGAGAACCATGGACCCTATAAATTTTATTGACTCCAATGATAGAGTCGGGTAATGGAATATAGTTACTATTCTCTAAGTATTTAAATGTACTGGCAGCACCAACTGTTTCTGATACAGTAGATGTTGTAATACCAGAAAATCCACCGGCCGGTGCCTTACCCCTAGCAATATCATCAGCTTGCATCTGATATTTCAGAGGCGTTTGTACGACACCATCATAGTGTCTCTCTTGAAAATATTGAATAGCATCGTCAACCAGATCATCGATCTGTTCATCAGCAATATTAATTTCTAATACAGGAGCACCAAGTTGCCTGAGGCAATAATCGATTAGACCTTGGCGATTAGACGGTTTAGACATATTAGGAATCCTCCTATGTTATTTAGACAGAGGATGTAACTCCCGCTCGAACCATCACGTCTCCTTCTACAATTCTATACACAGTGGTTCCACTACTTACTAAAACATCATATTTATATCTACCATCTCTAAGACCCTTTGTTGCAGTTGCTCCCATACCAAGATTGATTACTCCTGTCAGAGTATTGATTCCAACAGCAAAAGTTCTTAACGCATGTAAAGAGGATCCAATACTAACTGATTTAATAAGACTAGCTGCACCACTGTAACCATCCAGGTTAAAAGCAGTTCCTCCAATAGTTGTTACAGAGTAAGCTGCTGCAAAACTAGCACCAGTGGAGATTGTTTGATTAACTGCTTGTGCGACCCCTGAGGATGGGTCAAAAGTAAAACTAGCGTCCATTATTTTTCTGCAAGTTTAAGTAAAAGTTCTTTGATCGATGATATATCTTCTTTCAATGAATTGATATCATTTTTCATGGTATCAAATTCTTCACTTTCTTTTGAGTTTTTATTTCTAAGATGGAGATAATTTTGATAGGCGTTGTGATTAGTATTAACCACAGCGCCTGTATTATCATTCCTTCGAAGATTTGGGTGTCCTTCGACTTTCATATTATTTTACTGCAATAGCGCGAAGGTTTTTAACAATAGGTGGTTTTGCTTGATTTGTACCTGACAGTACAATCTTCAATTGGAATCCAACAAAATCAGGAAGGTCATCAACAGAGAATTCATAATCTTTAAATTGATTTCTTCTTGCACTTGGAGGAACAAACACATTTGATCTGCCATTGTTGTTAGCAACATCAATAACGTTACCTAAATCATCGATGTTTTCATATCCTGGGAATAAGTTATATGGAGTAGAATCAATATCTGAATCATCAGTAAAGATCTTGTAAAGAACTCTGATTTCAGCACTTTGATCCCTATAACATTCAAGAAGAACTCTGATTGAATTGGCAGGATTTGCCAATTCAACTTTCTTAGTAATGTAGATAGCAGCGTTTGGATCTTCACCAGTTACACTAACTCTCTTATCAGCAGCAAAATCAGTAACTGCATTATTTAATCTATTAGAAGTAAGAACCATATTGACTCTATCTAGGTCAACCACTGGTGATATGAAGGAATTTGTAGAAGAGAATTCCATATCAAGAGTCAGTGACTTATTACCAGGGAGATCTGATAGTAAGGTGCCCTCGTTTGTAGCAGAGGCTAGAATTCTTGGAGTCTCTAAGTTATTTGGAGATCCAATAGTAATTGATTCATATCCCTCATCAAGGAATGAAATTTCATTGCCATCAATACTAGTGCCTGAAACTGTTCTAATGCTTGCATTTAAAGAAGTTCCTGGCAGAATCATTGTCTGAACATTCGGTGTGATAGTTTCAAACTGAATGTTGTTGCCACCACTTACTGTATCGCCACCAACTTTCTTAGTGGAATTAAATCCAAGTTTAGGGAATGAAGTATTAGCAGATCTATTAATGCCATCTGCCGACATATCAATCTTAATTGCATAGGAATCAAGAGTTCTTGGTCTAGTAGTGGAAGCATCACTAAGCACATGATCACGGTTGATTCTTCTTAGAGAAACACCATTGAGTTCATACTTGGCAATTAAATCACTAGTGTTGTGTGCAAAGGTTCCTTTCGCATCGATATTTCTAGTGATGCCAGTAAGAGTGCTTCCATTCACTCCAGTGTAAGCAATCAATTCATTTCCAATAATCGCATATCCAGGATTGGTTGTTCCAACTCCGACGTTTTCAAATGTATCAAATTTAGAAGTATCTGCAAGTCCGATGTTTCCGGATGAAGTAGCACTAATATCCGCAATCAAACTAGTAGGACGCATATCAGGTTTAACATTGTTAATAGAAACAGTGTTAGTTCCAGAATTCATTGCATGATTTCTATGTCTTACATTGAGATGGATTCCATCAAAATTAGCATTGCTTGTTGTAGCATCGGCATTAACTCCTGTTAATACTCCAACAGCACCAGTTTCTTGAACAACATATGTCATTGTTCCGGCAACGCCAGTTATAAATTGTCCTTGAACATTATCAAGAACAACAGAATTAATTGCAGAGATAATACCAACACTAAATCTTGCATTCCTTCCTAAGGTAGTGCTGCCAAGAGTTGTAATTCCAAGTTCATCGCCAACACCATATCCAGTACCACCATTTGTAACGAAGCAAGAAGTAATGCCACCAGAACTTACAGTAACTTTGCCAACCGCACCAGAACCAGATCCAGAAAGAGTGGTTAAGTTTGTCGTATAAGTTCCAAAACCAATGGACGGTGTATATCCAATACCAGAGTTAATAACATCAACAGAATTACCAATACCAATTGATCCAAGAGTGTTGATTACTACACCAGTTGCTGTTGGATTGTTAACTTGAGAAAGGTTAACGCCAGGAATAATTACAAGTTCCTGAGACGCAGCAAGTGTAGATCCTAGTCCAACAGTAGACTTTTTGGAGACAGTCTGAACTGGATTTGCACCAAGTTTAGTGATACCACCATTAGAAACACCCATATCTGGGTTATAGAAAGTGACATTACCACTAGTACCAGTGGTAAATTGTGCTCTAAACATCGTAAACTTAATATCTTCAAACTGACTTGGATCCCAAGTAGAACCGTTTTGTGACTTAAAGCATGATCCAAGTAAAGGTTGTTGGGAAATAACAGCTCTTGTAGCATCGCTTGATGTCAAAGAATTAGTAATATCTGTTTCACCCATTCTAGAAATCCAGGCACCATATTGAGGGGTATCTGATAGGAGAACAAATGCATACTCCTGACCACCTTTAAGGAATACCGGGGATGGGAAAATAAATCTAGTTGGAACTGATGCATCATCACTAATGTTAACTTGTGATGGCAAAAGATCGAGTTCAGCAAATGGTAGAACAGTTGTAGTTGGAATACCATCTCTCATTGTTCTGATCTGAATCGTCACTGGTAATGTAGTGTCCTTAGTTTGGAAGTAACATTCAATAGCAGTAACAAACATA